TAAGTTTGCACCAGCCCAAAAATCAAATGGGTTGATTGCTTGTTCATCTTCAAACTCAGGTTGCATTGCAGCAGTTATCTTATCAAAGATTTTCTTTCCATATCTAAACAAGAATACTTTACCTTCATTCGCTGGGTTTGAAGGGTCTTTTACAACATAAACGTTACTGTAATAAGATAACTTACGTTTCTGTTTTCTTGCGACTTCCTTATCGGAATCAACACCTGAGTTCCAGAGTTGTGAATTATGCTCTGATACTGGGTCTTTCTGACCAAGTGTTGTTAATGAGTTCTCAATATACCAACCACCAGATGCTTGGAAAGCATGAGTATAAAGTTTTGCCCAAGGCAAATCTTCTCCGTCTGGTGCAGGGAGAAATCTGATTACTGCGTAACCGTTACCTGCTTTATCTACTTCTGGTTTCCATAAACGATCATCGACACCGTTTGCACCTTTGTTCATTTTTTCCACCTGACTAACAAGTTTTGCTGTCAGAGAACCAAGTGAGGATTGTTTTTTAAGATTAGAAAAAGACATTAGATTTTATTAGATTATATTTGATTGTGTGTGTTAAGAGGGAGGTTGGATTCCTGTGTACCAACAAATAACGGGCATTACTACAGTAGTAAAAACGTTATTGCCTGAGACCCGATTGGTTGATCGGTTCTGCATCGCTGCAGCAGCACCACCTGTGTCTCATCACCTTAACCAGCAGTTGCCAGTAAGTTTATTCAGTCACTCCCATGTTGCGTCCAACATTATTAATATAACACACTACTATTTAGTTGTCAAGCGTTTCTCTTAACTTACGAATTGAACCCTTTAAATTATCAAACATCTGTTCCACAGTTGCACCTCTAGGCATTCCCATCTGTCTAAGTGACTCTCTCATATTCTCTGCAACCAACATCGCATCTTCGTCCTTTGAAAGTTTACATCTAAAGTACATGAGTTTTTGTTTCTCCAATAACTCTTCAATCAAATCAAGTTGTTCCGCCTCATTCTCCTCATGTCCTGTTACAGAAGCAAAAGCTGTGTCTAATATTCCTTGTGTAATTAAGTCTTGAAGTTCCTTGATGTCCTCAAGACTAGCTTGAACCATCTCCGAATCAAAAAATTCACTCCTAGAATCAAACTTCATTTAACAACAATCTCCTTGAGTGTTTGTTTGTACTTTTTAATGTTAATACTATTTAACAAAAACGGTTTGTATTTGTCAAGTTTCATACTGACGGTTTTCCATACAAAATCATCTAACTTTGCATCAAAGTCTTTTTTGTATCCAAGCATACCATCGAGTATTACTAATGTCTCGGTTGTAATATTTTTCTTTAAATGTTCCTTGATGATAATTGGATGTTTACCATTCTTACATTCAAACAAAGAGTTAAAATCTCTGTCACTACAAATCTGCATCATCTCTTGTTTAAAAAGATAATTTAAACTCTGTATCTTCTTCTTCCAATCATTATACTTCTCTTCTCCTGTCTCAATAATCTCTCCTATCCACATTCTCTGTGGGTCATCGCATTGAGAGAATATAGCAGTAAAGTAATCTACAATATCTTCGTCTTTCTTTTGACGAGACATTTTTTCAAAAAAATATTTGTCCTTTCTTTTATTAAATGATGTGGTGGTTGCGTTTGTCTTTCCACCATACTTAAAATAATCAAAGTTATCCTTCGTAAAATGATTCTTGAATGCTAGATAAGTCCTGTAGCAATCAAAACCAGTCATAAGGGCAGTTTTGCTCTTGAGGTACGTTTGAGATAGTTGAGTTCTGTTGCTTCCCATTTCAACTTCTCCTTGAGTGGTTTTGAAATGAGTTTCGGCACGGATTCAACGTCAATGGCATTTTGTTCACAATAATGTACGATAGCATCAATATAACCTAGATTGTCGTTCTTGACAATAGCCTCTATGTCCTGTGCAAACTGCGCTGAACAGAGAAACTTTTCTTTAAGAGCTTTGTTGATGTCACCCATTAACCACCATTCGGTTTTCGATAAAGTTTTTGACATATTTCACAAGTAATTTAATGTAGTCACCTTTGTTTCTTTTATCATAAACTTTGACCTCACCATTTGGCGTGACCATGATTGTGATAAGTTTTTGGATAGGAATTCCAGTCAGTTCATAATACATACAGGCATATGCAACCTCTTGAACAAAGTATTGTTCAATCCATTCTTCTGGTTTAATCTTCTTCGAGGTCTTAAAATCAATAACAGCGAGTCCACCATCGTATTCAGCGATGCAATCAACTCTTCCTGCCAGACCAAGGTATTCAGAATAAAGTGTGCGTTCTATTGCGTGTATCTTTCCTATCTTGTCTAAACTAGACTTAGCACTGTGAAACATAAACTGAGTCAGAGGTTGGTAATCGTTCCAATCTAACTCTTTGTTTTCAAGATAGGCTTGTGCAGCTTCATGAAAGTCCGTACCACGTCGAGTTGCCTCTTTTGTAACACGGTCTGCTTCTTCATTCCCGACTCTCTTTCTCCATTCACGAAACACCTCTCGATTATAGAAACTTGTAACAGAGGTGATAGAAGGAACCCATTCATTGCTGGGTAACTTATATAGGCGAAGTCCGTCGGTCTCTTTTTTCTCTAACTCCAAATCACCTAAGTGATTTTCAACAATAAACATTAAAATCCCATAGCCATTTTACGAACAAGATATTCTCTAACAAGGCCAGAACGAACGATATCATTGACATCAAATTCAATCATTGCAAAGTCTTCAGGCATTTGTTCGATTATCTTCATGAAGTCAAGAATGCCATTCTTTTCATTGGTTTTCTGTAAGTCTGTTTGACTTGCATCACCACAGAACATGATTTTAGCATCCTCTCCTACTCTTGTTATTATACTATCTAATTCATGAAAATTCAAGTTTTGTGACTCATCAACTAACACAATCGCTTGGTCAATCGTTGTTCCACGAATGAATGATGTACTCCAGAACTTGATAGTATCTTGTTGTTTTAGATTACCATATAACATCTCAAAGTCTGCGTCTGTAGGCATCTGAAACATATACTTTACCATGTTCTTGTATGGTATTTGATACAAGAAAGACTTGTCCTCATGGTCGCCAGGCAAGAATCCAATCTCTCTGGTTGATACAAGAGACCTTACAATATAAAGTTGATTATAAGGAGTGTGTGGGTCAAGAATATCTTTCAATGCAAGATATAATGCAACGAAAGTTTTACCTGTTCCAGCAGCACCATATGCAAAGATATTTTTACCCTCTTTGTAATTTTCAAAGAGTGTCTTTTGATTATCTGTAATAGGCTCAATCTTGTTTAGAAGATCGGCATTGATAGGTCTTTTTCTCTTCATCTGTTTAGCGGTCATTCCTACTCCGATAGGAGAATCTTTTTTTCTTGCCATTACTTATTAATCTTAGTAACTCTTGAGCCAGGAGACTTAGATGCCTTATGTAAAACATCATTCCAACTAGGATTCTTTGTGATTAGTTTGTCTTTCCATTCACCAACCTCTCCAAGGCCAGCAACTCCAGCATTCCAATCTCTATCCCAGTCTGGATTATCATCTCTCCAGTTAGAATACTCAACCATAGTCATTGATAATTCTTTCTTCTCGCCAGTTTCTTTGTTAATAACAGGGTATGTGGGCATAAGTTTTACGTTTTGTAATATTATTTAGATTAACTCTTAGAAAAAGCCTTCTCGGCATATGACCTGAGATAATCTTGAAAGCCTTGTTCGATTCCACCTACATTGTCATGTTCATCGCACCATATGGTGGCGAACTCATACACAGCTCTTGTGTGTTCTTCTAAGTGGTGTGTAAGGCATCGAAAACAAGCTGCTCTTAGTAACAACTTTTCTTCTGAGTAACGGGGGTCATCACTGTTACCCGTCATCATCCTCAAAGACTTCATCATAATCTGTAATTTGGTTAACAATTTCTTCATAATTTAGATTTAGTTTGTATGCCTCTGCATCAGAGTATATTTCACATTCTAACGCATTTACAACATTTTTCAAGTCCTTAATCATGACCTTTAAGTTTACTCTATCCATTGAGTGGCCTCCCATTTTTATCAACAAGTCCTAATTTTTTAACTTGAGATATATTTGATTTCTCTTTCTTCTTTATCTTCTTATATTGTTTCATAATTTTGTCAACTTCGTCTTTGAAGACTTTGACTTTGAGTTTCTTTGCTTCTTCTGAAGTGACAAAACCCAATCCCTGATCACTTTCTTTTCTTTGTTTCTCTTCCAAAAATTCGTTGATTCCAAGTTGAATTTCTCCCTCAATGATGTCATTAATTTGATTACGGAGTTGTTCCTCTTTCATGAGTTTCTCCTCACTCTTTTCTTAGGTTTGCTTGCTACTGGTAAACCCCATGTCTTTGGACTTACAATCCCAGGCCCATATTCAATACTCACGATAGAACCCGCTCCAAATTTATCGTAATACATATCGAATATATTAACCTTAGCATGACATCTAACAAGA